GTTTATTTCAACATAAACACCTTCAACGGGTTCTAATAAGTTGCTAAAATACTCATTATGACATTCTTGAGTTGATTTTGAAGCTACATTAGGGTCTAAAGACTGATTTTCTTGTCTAAATACACGCAATTCATCATCAATTTGAATCATTTCGTCTTTAAATTGGTTTATAGAATATGTGTTAATTCTAGTTAATTTTCTAATTGTATTTGCACCTTTTGGTTTACTCCAATTAACAAATAATGATTTTACTATTTTATCTTTTAATCTTTCATAAGAACCAGGTCTCCATCTTGCATTTTCATTAAATTCAAGCTCGATATTGTATCTTTCTTGAAATTCATGTACTTTAGCTTTAAATTGACCAGCATTAGATAATTCTGCTAAATCTATTTTTGGCATTTGTACTAAGTTTAGTTTTTCTTGCATTTTATTACCTCTTTATAGAATTAATTAAAGGGAGAGTAGAACCTCTACGTGCCAATGGCCGATTGGGTCGGAGCTCCCCCTTTAATATTGATTTAAAATAATTATTTTGAATTAGAGCTACTAATGCGGCTTGGGTCGTGAGTAATCTGCAGCTGTATAAAAAATACACCTAAGTCTTCAATAAGACTTCCAGCCAGTTATTTCGTGAACATTGCGTCATTTTGAGATAATGCTATGTAATTATTTTTACCAGATTCTAGACTTAATCGTCTAAAGAAGTTGGCTTAATTGCCACCTCTTTTACCACCAGCAACATGAGAAATCCTGTCGCCATCGTTAATTGGAGTAGAGCCATCAGCTGATGCCACTACATCATTAACTATTACTGAACCAGAAAGGTCCAATTCTTCTCTTAACTGACCCACTGTGCTAGCAGTAGTTTCAGTGTTTTGAGGTAAACCACCACCATCCATAAAACGGATAGTCCTAACAACTACTTGAGTAGTTGGCACTTCTCTTGTCTCTTCTGACATGTATTTCTCCTAGTTACTAGTTAAAACGATAAAAACACCTGTTGCTTTCATCACGATTATAAAACCTACAGCAGTCCATACGCCAGACCAAATCTTGCTAACTAAATAGTCTGCTGTCTTTAAAAAATAAAATGTTGCTATTTTCTTCATAAACTCCTTTATGATTTATACCAAATAGCGTAGAGTTGCCTTTTGGTCATTTTACTAGCAGTAGTTCGTCTGAAGTTCTTATAATTAACTATCCAATCTACTAACTGCCATTTATGTGAATATGGACAATATGCCATAATTATTTCTCCTAAAATTTAATAAGAGAGTAGCCTTCAACACCGTTGACTGCTCCGGTTTACAGGAGTTTGTCCCCAATTCAAACTACTCTCTTATATGTTTCCTTTAGCGTTATTCAGAGTTTGACATGAGGTATGTATCATGCATCCACAAACTAGAATCTTTTTACTACGTAATCTGCTAAAAAACAGATACCTACAATAAAAACTAACATAATGATGTGTCCTACTATGCTTTCTTCTACCATGTTATATTCTCCTTGTTTATTAATTTGTGCCACGACTTAGGTCATGGCAATGGTAAGCGTTAATAAGTTTAACGAGACTATTGTTATTCTTTGTATAGTGATGATATAGTTGGTAGAATAAGACCAATATAAAACAATAAATTTATTTAAGAGAGACCACGCTTAAGCATAGGGTATGGTTATTCATAAAGGCCGTAACTGTTAACGAATGGTGGTTTTAGCCGTAACTCTCTTAATTTACTTATCTTAAGCTTGATGCATTAATTCCTCCTTGAGAAATAAATAATGATAAAGCTTTACGATTTGCTTGTTTCTGATTTTGTGCGTATACAACTTGCACACTACCTGAATTAGTATTCATAACGACATACCTTTTAACAGACTCAATATTAATTAATCTGTTCATAGATGATTCTCCTTACGCTATAGAAAAACATTACTTTTTCTGTTTATGCCCTGTAGGCGTCTTAACTACAAACTTTGGTGCAGGAGCTTTATAAGCCTTCCTAACTCCGTCATTAGTAGTAATCCAACCTCTTTTACGGCTTTTAGATACTTGCCTTGATGTAGTATTTATATCACTTGCAAGTTCACTATTTGTCTTGGTATTTGCCACAGTTATTACTCCTTTAAATAAAAAATTAACAATAAGATTACACATCCCTGCTGTATGTTATGTGTAGTAAAAAAAGGATATGCCCCCACACGCAGAGTGCGGAGGCATACGAGTCAAGATGATTGACTTTGTTTATAGTCCTTCCATAAACGAAGACAATTCTTCATCAGTATCATCGGTGAAGTCTTGACCGACCCATATCATAGATGGTATTTGTTTGCCGTCTTTGAACTTGGGTTCGGTAAGCCTAACAACAAGCATTGGATTAAACGCCTGAACTAGCAGTTCCAGTTCAGCGATAGCAAAAGGCTTGGGGTTAGTTACAAATAGCCCACGGAGTTTCTTCCCGTCGGCGGTTTTGCGAGGCTTTCTTCCAACCTCCGAAACATTACCATTTTCATCGGTAATCTTCGTGGTGATTGGATTAATGTCTTGCATAAATTTGAATATTGCGATTAGTTTATCATTCATGGTATTTCTTCTCCATTGATTATAAAGTATGAGTGGACTATTGAGTATTAATCTATGATTACATACACAAGCGTATAGTCCGTTTTGCTTGCAAAACTAGAGGGGGATTGCTCCGAGCCACACTAGAAATTGCAAGGTGGCAAGCGTAGCGCAGTCGAGAGGTAACGAACGAGGGTCAACAACTAATTTCAACAGTAGACGACCCCCACCGCCCGTAATTTCGACGGGTGGGGAGGTCTGTATATCACGTAAACCCATTCTACAGATATTTTTTGAAAATTGTTTTCTATCACCTCAAAGTTTAAAAAACCTCCTTAAATTACACTATGAGAGACTTGACAAATAGAGCCCAAATGTACCGTTTAACACGCTGGTTTAACCTTATCATTGGAATATACAACCTATACGTTTATACAGAGAAAGACCTGCTATTTTCATTCATATTAGGCTGTTTAAATATAGGCGTCTGGGTGTTTACTAGAAAGAGTTCTAAAAATTTTTAAAAAAAATTCTTGACTTATATAGGTAAATGGGTTATTTTACTACGTAGTATATACTACGTAGCTAAGGTAAGTAGGCTAAGCGTAGGAACTACGTTGTTATTGCTACGTATACTGCGTAGCTACTTATTAGTTTTATGGTAGTGTATACTAAGGTTTCTTTAGTTAGTAGCTAAAGAGATAAACTACTTGATTTATATCACATATTTATATTAATTTACCCTGTATTTCAACACCTAAAAGAGAGTATTATGTTTAAACTTGACGAATTAGACCAAATGTACACACAGATGATAGTAAGTATATCTGAAAGATATAAGCAAGAATCTTTATACCTAGAAGAAGTTATGGATAGAGTAGCTTATCATGAATCTAGAAGAGACCCTTTATGCAAACAGTTAGGAGGAGGCCCTGGTAGGGGGTCCTATCAATTTGAGAAAGGAGCCAGTGAGGGTGGTGAGACCGCAATGAATAGATTATTGCGTTGGTTTAAGGCACATCAGACAGATGCACCTGAATGGACACACATTTCTACAACAGAAGGTGTTGATGCTACAGAAGTTCCAAAACTAGGTCAAGACATGATGTTTTTAGCAAATGTGAGGTATCATCCCAAAGCTTCGTTTAAAGACCTTACAATGGCAACCTTGCCCCTCTGGTGGGCAAGATATCATTGGGCAGGGCCAGAGCATCAGGCTGAAGCCAGAATAAAGTCATTTAATTCATCAATGGAATATTATCCAGGAGTTATGGTTTAATAATGCCAAGTGTCCATAAAGAAAATGGCGGTTTATTAGATTATGCAACTGCTGCATCAGATAATACTGGCTATGGAACTTATAAAAAACCTAATCTAAGTTCTTCTGAAAAATTAGACAATGTTCAGTTAGGCTTAGATGGACTAGGAATGGCTCCGGGGGTTGGATTGCCTGCAGATTTGGCAAATGCAGGTATATCAGGAGCTAGAGGTAACTTTAAAGAGATGCTTTTTAATCTTGCTCAAGCTATTCCAGGTATAGGACTTGGCGCTGGTGGTTTAAAAATTTCTAAAAACATTGCAAAAGTTGGGAAAAATAGCATTAAATCAGGAACTAATGTTGTTGAAAGCTTTCCAAATAAAAGATTTTTAGACTGGGAATCAAAAGATGCACGTGATGTTGTTACTGTAAAATTAAAAGACGCTAACGGAAAAACATTTGTACAGCCTTTTTATAAGTCTTCTGGAACTAGTGGTCAACTTGCCTCACATAGAAAAGGAGTATGGGAGCCATTCGGCGGAAGGAAAGAAAGTGGTTGGTATCGTAAAGGAGGCCATGACGATGCAGATAAATTTAAATTTTTAAGTGAAAGATATCTAAAACCAGCCAATCAGAGATATGGTCTTCCTGAAACTAGTCTTGAAAAATATAATATGAATGCATTTAAGGCAGATGCTAATCTTTCTGGATTTTCAGCTCCTAAAATAACTAGAGGTATGAGCGACGATGCTAAGTATCAAGCTTTTGATGCATCTGCTAGGCGAGGGAGATATGCAGATGTAAGCGATGAAATTACTAGATTGGAAGAAATGGGTTACTATAAGCCAAAAGGTTATAAAAAATATAAAAATCCTAAAGAATTAAACACTCTCCTTGAAGGAGAAGGTTTTAAGCTATTTTAACAATGGATTATAATGTATACAATCAATATTAAACATAAAGGTGATACAAAGCACACTACTTATGTCGTTTATCGTGCTAAAGAAGCTAGAAAAGATAATATTGAGTTTAAATATTGGAAAGATGCAAAAACAGGCGATTACGCTATATCGGACGATGATTATGTTGCTAAAGTTATTAATAGACGTGAGTATGCAGGTAATAGGGGTGATTCTAACATTTATTTGCGTTTTCCTTGGGGTTACACGTTTTTTAGTCCGAAGTATCCATCCAAAAAACTTAATGTTAAAGGTCGCAAGACTAATACGACGTTTACGGGGAAAAGCTATATAGAAGTTCAATCTGGTCAGGACAAAATGAAGAACTTGTCTGCTATGTTTGCATTAAAGCCAGATTATGACCTTGCTATTGAGTGGGCGCTAGGTGCAGTAACACCTAGTGAGAGGCGTAAATGGAAACGTACAATGAAATCGGAGATATTTAAAACAATGGTAAGAGATGAACGGCAAAAACTATTGCAAGACCATGAGCTTACAGAGGATTACACCTTTGAACTTATGAAAGAAGTTATTGAACTTGCCAAAGAAAAGAAAGATGTATCTAATCTTATGAGAGCTGTAGAAAACTTACAAGACTTACACGGCATGAAAGATAAAGATATGGTTAAAACTGTAGATAAATTAGAGGTTGGTAGCGCTTCTAGGCTTATTGATGAGCTTAGAGAAGAAGAGCAACATCTTATTGCTACCAGGACAACTACAGAGCCTAAAGAAGACGACGATATTCAAAAAGGTAGTTAGTGGATTACGAAGAGGAGTATGAGCAGAAGAAGGTATATGAGAAACTTTACAAGAATATGGCTCTTTTTGGACGAATATGTTTCCCTACAGCTCTTAAAAAAGAAATACCCCCTTTTCACCACGACATTTACAAGAACTTGTCAGACTCTAAAGTTGTGCGGGCTGCTATTGCTGCTCCACGTGGTACTGCAAAGTCTACAACAACCAGTTTAATATACCCACTTTGGAAAGCAGCTTTTAAGCGGAGCGATGAAGACTTATTTATAGTTATTATTTCTGAATCCCAGGCACAATCAATTAATTTCTTATCAAGAATTAAATTTCATCTTAATCATTCTACTAAATACAGAGAGTTATTCGGGGAATTAGGAGCAAATACAGCTAAACGCTGGACTAACACTGATATAGTACTAGCTAATGGTACAAGGATTATCGCAGTTGGTACAGGGCAGCGTGTTCGTGGATTTATTGAGGGTGATACAAGACCAAACTTGATTATTGTTGATGATTTTGAATCTGAATTAAACGCATATACAGCAGAAGCTAGAGTTAAAAACAGAAGATGGATGACAGAAGCTGTTATTCCTTCTCTGTCAGACGATGGCAAGATTGTTATGATAGGTACGGTAATATCAGAAGATTGTTTCTTATATTGGGTTAAAGATAGCTCCGCTTGGAATGTTCTTTGGTATGCTATTACAGATGATGATGGCAACCCTATCTGGCCTGAAAGATTTCCAACTGAACGAATAAAACAAATTGAGGAAGAATATCGTTCTGTAGGAAACATTAATGGGTTCTATCAGGAATATATGAATATTGCTCAAAGTCCTGATAGTGCCCCTTTTAAGCCAGAATGGATGAAAATACACCATTATGATTATGAAATCAAAGAAGGTCAAAGTTGTATGGTCCGTACGGTTGGAGAAAAAGAAACTATTATACCTGTAGAGGTGTATGGAGGTGTAGACCCTGCATCAAGCTTGTCAATGAGAGCTGATTATTTTGTAGTAGCTATGATTGGAATAGATGCAGAAGGTAATCATTATGCTATAGATATTTTTAGAGATAGAATATCTCCTGAATTACAACCAGATAAGATTATTGATATGTATAAAAAATATAAGCCCAGAAGAATTAAAATAGAAACTGTAGGATATCAAGAGGCTTTACGAACTTCGGTTAGAGAAATAATGAGAAAACAAGATTTATACATACCTGGACTAGAAAAAGGAGTAAAACCTAGAAATAGAAAGTCTGAAAGACTATTATCTTTAGTACCTATGTTTGCTAAAGGGACGTTTTTTTGGAGACCTCAAGACCTGGAAGGTCAAAAAGAGTTTATGTCTTACCCTAAAGGAAAACATGATGATGTAATGGATGGTATATGGACCGCTTTAGACGGAGCAAAGCCTTGTAGGAAAAAAGAATTTAAAGAAAACGAAAATAAAAGCACGTTAACAAATAAAATACTTGATTGGATGACCTTATAAGTCTTAAATTATGCCTATGTCAAACCGCCCAAATCCAGATAATACTACTGATGAGTACAAAGATTTAGTAGATGATACTCAAAATACATTTAACACTTACTCTAAAGAAAGAGATAAGTGGGCTAAACACGCTAAAGAAGACAAAGAGTTTAGATTAGGTCGTCAGTGGACAAAAGAACAAGAAAAAGTTTTATTAGCTAGAGGACAAGCTCCAATAGTAGTAAATCGTATCCATCCTGCTGTAGAAGCAGCAAAATCAATGCTTACTTCAAATAGACCATCTTTTAGATGCGCTCCTAGAGAAGATTCTGATAATAAAGTAGCTAGTATATTATCTTCATTATTAGCTTATATGTATGATGTTTCTGATGGAAATAGCGTTATACGTCAAGTAGTAGATGATTATTATACAATGGGTGTAGGATATATTAATGTATATCAAGACCCTACAAAAGATATGGGTAAAGGCGAAGTTTGTATTCACGATGTAGACCCTATGGATGTTTATGTAGACCCTAATGCGCGTAGTAAGTTTTTAGATGATGCTGAAAATATTATAGTATCTAGAATGTTTACTAAAGACCAGGCTGTTAAAATGTATCCTATGTATGAAAAAGCTATTAGAAATGCTAATAGTGACCAAAGGTGGGATATGCCTAACACAGGAAGAGCTACAAATGATACAGCTTCATTTTTTCCAGAGGATATTTCACAAGTTAGTGAACAAGAGTATGTTAGGGGCTATGAACGTTATACAAAGGTGCTTGTTAATCGTTTTCGTGTATACGAGCAGTTTTCTGGAAAAGAAGACTTGTTAGATGATGATAAATATCAAATGTACATTCAGCAACCTGCATGGTTATTAAATAAAGAACAAGTTATTACTGACGAAAAGAAAGTTCAAGAAATAGTTCAGCAACATCAAATGATGGCGCAACAACAACAGGCTCAACAAGCTCAAATGGCTACAGCCCAGGGTTTAGACCCAAATGATGCAATGAATCAACCTATACCAGAATTACCAATTGAACAAGTTACTTTTGAGCAATTAAAAGAGATGGGTATGATTGAGGTTGTAGAGGTTTCTGTACAAAGAGTTAAAATGTGTGTTATTATGGGTGATAAATATCTTTATAAAAGAATTTTACCTACTGAAAAATACCCAATTGTTCCAATAATGAATATTCATACAAGAACACCTTATCCTACATCAGATGTAAGGATGGTTAAAGGAATGCAAGAGTTTATAAACAAAACAAGGTCTTTAATTATAGCTCACGCTACAACATCAACAAATGTTAAGATACTTGTTCCTGAAGGCAGTGTTGATATGAAAGAATTTGAAGAAAAATGGTCACAACCTGGTGTTGCAATATCTTATGACCCTACAGACGGGGCGCCAATGCCGGTTCAACCAAGTCCATTACCTAATGAGTTGTATCATAACGAGCAAACAGCTAAGTCTGATATTGACCATCAATTAGGTTTATACGAAATGATGATGGGAAATACTCAAGCAGCTCCTCAAACATATAAAGCTACTATATCGCTTGATGAATTTGGACAAAGAAAGATTAAGTCTAAATTAGCTGATATAGAAGCTGGTTTAACAAGAGTTGCTCAAGTAGCTATACCTTTAATGCAACAATTATACACAACACAAAAGATTTTTCGAGTAGTACAACCTAACAATTCATTATCTGAATATGTAGTTAATAAACAGTTAGTGGATGACAAGACGGGTGAAATTGAGATTATCAATAACATTACAATAGGAAGGTATGATGTAGTTTATGTTTCAGGAAGTACCTTACCCTCAAATCGTTATGCTGAACTTGAATTTTACATGGATGCTTATAAAAATGGCATTATAGACCGTCAAGAAGTGCTTAAGAAAACAGAAGTTTTCGATATGGAAGGCGTAATGCAACGTACTGATACTATTGCTCAATTAGAAGGCCAACTTCAACAGGCTGGTGAGCAAATTAAGAAATTGCAAGGCGACTTACAAACTCGAGATAGGGAAGCAGTTAATCTGCGTAAAAAAGTCGAAGTTGAGAAATTTAAATCAGGAATGGACAATGTTGCAAATAAATCAAAAGCAGCTAGTACATTATTTGAAAAACGTCTCGGCGACGAAATGTCTTTGCTAAAGCGTGATATAGCGCTTGCAACTAAACCTGACTTAACCTCTATGGACAATAAGAGCAGTCAAAATAAGGAATAATAAACGATGGAAGAAACTAGAACAGATAACCCTGCATTACCACAACCGGTAACTACCAATCATACAGATAGAGTGTCAGCGTTTGACAATGAAGCTCTAGAAACATTTGGTGCAGGCTCTGATAATAACAATCTCCCCGTTGAAAATGCGTTTTTTCAAGGTACGGAAGATACAGCTGAAGCAGCTCCTCAAACCGAGCAATCTGTTTCAACTGAGGAAACAACTACGCAGGATGCTAAAAACGATGAACGTCGTTACCAATATTGGCAATCACAAGCAGCCAAAAGAGAAAATGAGTTAAAGGAATTGCAAGCCCAAGTGCAACAAGCACAACAGGCTCCTGCTACTCAGGCCCCTCAAGAGCAAGCTGAAACTGTGCAAGAATTTCCACCGCCTCCAAGTGCTCCAAAAAAACCAGCTAGGTTCTCTCGAGAAGAGGCGTGGTCTGACCCGTCTAGTGAGAGTGCTAAGTATTTAGATGAAAAAGAATCTTGGGATGGTGACATTGGTCAGTATAACGAATTAAAACATCAGTATGATTTAGCTTTAATGCAAGAAAAGCTTGATTCTCAAGCAGAATATCTTCAGAAACAAGAAGCGCAAAGACAAGGAAAGATAGAACAGACTCGTCAATTGCAATCTATTTCTGAACATGTACAAGGGCATTACGGTCTATCTCCATCAGAGACTAATGAGTTTATTAACACAATGTCAAATCCAGAATCTATTTCAATGGATAATTTAGTCCAATTGTATCGTATGGGTAAAACAACTGCACAACCAGTAGTAAACCAAGGGGGACCAAGTGAAGCATTTAAGCAGGCTCAAAATGCTCAACAAATACCGTCTCCAATGGGGGTTATGCCTGCGCAGGGAAATAAACCAAACGTATCAACTGTTGACTCAATTATGGATGATTTAATTAAAACAGAGAAGGCCAAGAATCCTTGGTCTTAATTTCTTAAGGAGAAATAAAAATGGCAACATTCACAAGCATATCAAACGCTGTAGGAGCATCAGGTGTTGATATGGACAATAACCGTCGGATTTTTAATTTCGGCGAAAGAGTAGCAGAATTGGCTCCTCAGCAGTCTCCTTTCTTCGTTTACCTTTCAAAAGTAGCAAAGAAGGCAACTGATGACCCAGTTTTTAAATTTTTAGAACAAAGACATCAATGGCAACGTCGTAACTTTACAGTTCACACAACTGTGGGTAGTACAACGCATACTGCAGATGGTGCTGCAGATTCAAACGTCTTTAAGCTTGAATGTGGGTATGATTCCACTGGTCAAATAGCAGCAAATCAACAGCCTTTATTTTTACTTGAAGGTCAAGTAATAGCTATTAAAGCTGATGACGGTAGTGTAAACAACTTCAAAATATCTGGTACACCTGATTTAGGTACTCCGGGTGAAGCGGAAATTGATGTGATACCTTTGAATACTCACACCGCTGTTTATACTTCTGGAGCTGAAGGTCAAGTAATTGGTTCAGCTTTTGCTGAAGGAACTGATACTCCTGCTGGATGGGAAGACAGTTTATCCGACAGTGAAGGTTACACTCAAATATTCAAAACAGGAATGAATTTATTTTCAGGTACTGCAATGGCTACTAGGTATAGAGGCATTGGTGATGAATATAAGCGTGTATGGACTGAAAAGCTTATGGAACATAAGATGGATTTAGAGCAAGCTTTCTTATTTGGTCTTGGTAGTGCAGGTAATGCAACAGCAACTACTGATACTATTTTAAGATATACTCATGGTATCGTACCTTACACTGAAGCTAATGGCAAGGTTTACAACATGAGCTACGCTTCTTCTGGATATGACGCTTTCTTAGATGCAATGGAAGATTTCTTTGCACCAGAAAGTGGAAATTCAGGAAACAAGCTTGTACTAGCGTCTCGTAAAGTTATTACTTATCTTAATAAGCTAGGTTCTGGTTCATTTATGAACAATTCAATTGGTGCTGCTCAGTACTCATTGGATGTCACAAATATTCCAGGTGCTTTTGGACACCAAGTAACTGTAGTTAATACTATCTATGGTAACTTGCATTTTGTAGCAGAGCCTTTATTACGTGGGCCTTGGGAAGATTATGCGGTTGCAGTAGACATGGGTAATGTAGCTTACAGACCATTGGTCGGTAACGGCATTTCTCGTGATACTTATATTGAAACTAACGTTCAAGACAATTCGACAGATGGAAGAAAAGACCAGATTATTACTGAAGCTGGTTTAGAAATATCTCTTCCTGAAACTCATGCAGTCTTGAAATTCTCATAGGAGGGAATGAAAAATGGCAGCACAAACTCAAACAGCCTGGGCAGAAACTAGTATTAATGGTTATACTGTACTTTCAAGCACAGCAACTACCGATGCAACCAATGAAGTAAATTGGTCATTAAAAACACCAAAAGCGTTAGATACTTCCAAGCCTTGGTCATTAATTGTGTCAGCTTCGGCTGCTCAAGATGGTGCAGCAGCACCTTTAATGCTTTGGGGTGGATACTCTGATAACTTTGCATTAGCGGGTACAGAAGCTAGAGCAACAGCAACAGATGGTGTTCAAATTGGCGAATTAACTGATGATTTAGGTTATGCAGGAGCTGTATTAGGTGTAAACTTTGCTATGA